TCGCCGGGGAGGCCAAGCGCTACCCCATGCAGGCGATCTTCAAGCGTGGCGGGTACTTGGTTGCGATCGACTCTTGGACAATGGACGGGGGCTCCGGCATCGACGACTTCCTCGTCCTGATTACCTCCGAAGGGGAGGTGGCAGTTTTCCAGGGCTACGACCCTTCGAATGTCGGTGCCTGGGCCCTCACGGGGCTCTTCTACATCGGCCGCCCGCTGTCTCGTAGGTGCTTTGTGAAGCTGGGCGGGGATTTGGGGATACTCACCAGTCAAGGCTTGTTCCAGATATCCCAAGCCCTACAGACAGCAGACGCCTCTGATAGACTGGCTATTTCAGATAAGATTCGGAATGCTTGGCATACTTACATCGCGCAAGGGCGGGATGAATTTGGCTGGGAGGCTACAGTTTTCCCGGAAGGATCGTTTTTATTGGTAAATGTGCCTGTTAAAAGTATCCCTGAGTTCAATTCTCAGTACTCTTACCAGTTTGTCATGAACTTAACTTCTGGCGCCTGGTGCAGGTTTGTGGGGATGCCTGCGGAAACCTGGTGCGTGCATGAAGGAAAGTTACTCTTCGCCCAGCACAACCGAATCCTTCAGGCCTGGGAAGGTTCCGACGATAATCTCCAGCCCATAGACGCGCGCGTCAAAACAGCCTTCATGTACCCTTCCGGTCGTGGGAATCTGACCCAAATTACATTACTTCGACCGATCTTTGACGCGTCCTCGGCTGACGTTCCAGTGCAACTTTTAGTAGACTCTGACTTCTCCCAAAAAGAGCATCAGCCTGCCTACCTCGAATACCCTCAGCAGTCCTCACTCTGGGACGAAGCGGTTTGGGACGAAGCGGTTTGGGCGGGAACTTCTGTCCTCGCCCAATGGCGGACGGTGTTTCACACTCCCGGAAAAGCGGTAGCTCTGCGCTTGCGGATTTTGAACCAAGGTGCTACCATTATCTGGAACGCAACAGACTTCATCCTGAAAAAGGGCGGCATGATGTGAAGGTTGACCACTCCCAGGCATTGGACGCGCTCCTCTTCATTGAAGATGTTTTCCAATGCCAGTTTCCCCTAGGCTCCACGTGGCTTGCCAGTCGCCAAGACTCAGGGAAACTTTCCGGGGTGGTGCTTTTTGAGCCTGTTCGGGAAGGGGATTGCATTATGCACATGGCCGCGGCCTCCCCTTTCTGGTTCACACCGACGTTCTGCCGAGAAGTCTTCCGGCACGTCTTCCTCACGCTCGCAGCGCAGCGAGCTTCAGCCCCAACTTACCAAACCAACACCCGAAGTGTCAAGCTTCTGCAGCGGACTGGCTGGAGCCTTGAGGGCTCTTCCCCAGGCTTCCTGGGCGGGGCTAAACTTCACTTTGGCATGCTTAAGGAGAATTGCAAATGGGTGGACTCTTCGGCGGAAGCGCCCCAAAAGCCCCGGACCCCTATAAAACTGCCGATGCGCAGTTAGGAGCTAACCTCGAGACTGCGCGCCTCACAGCTATGCTGAACCGCGCGAACCAGTACACCCCCTTTGGCAGTCAGACCTGGTCGCAGGGCGGCAATTGGGACGAAGCTGGTTACAATGCCGCACTAGCCGCTTGGCAGCAAGGGGGCATGCAGCAAGCTTCCACACCGGCGGAAAGGCAACTTGTGGGGTACTCTAGAGTATACGATGGGACAGGTTCCGACGGGGATGTGGGGCGGGATGTGCCCATGTATTCTGACGGTTCCTTTGGCTCCGACAAGGGGCTGACTATAGGCCCGACAGGAATGGCAACGACCTCCGGTGGGTTAGGCGGAAGTTCCACTTCTGGAATGCCCTCCCGGGAAGATTTTGGTTACAATCCTGATCTTTGGGAGTCCACGATTTCTCTTGACCCCCGGCTTCAAGAGCTTCTGGACTCCAACATTGCCCTGCAGCAGGGGATGACGGGGGCGCAGCAAGGTGCACTGTCAAACGTAAATCAACTGTTCTCCTCCAGCCTTCAATCCCCGGCTCAGTACCGTGCGGACGCTGCAGCTCAGGTAGGCCCCGGGCCTAGCATTAACCTTAACATGAACAATCCCGGAAGGGAGATTTCCATGTACAAAGGTTTGGTGCAAAATTCCGGACGGCTCACGAACGAACAAATCAATCGCCTGCGGGAACTGTACGCAACGGACTTCAACTACGACCATCTTGGGGCGATGCCGACGGCTGACCAGGAAACTCGGCAGCGGGTTGAGGATGCGCTTTATGCCAGGATGGCAGGAAGGCTGGACCCTTTATACGGGCAACGAGAGGCGGATCTGACTTCCCGCCTAGCCGCTCAGGGCATCACGCAAGGCTCGCAAGCCTACGGGGACGAATTCGGGATTCTTGGGCGCGACCGCAACGATGCCTACAGCAACGCCATTAACGACTCCATCCTGATGGGCGGGGATGAGATGCAGAGGCAGTTTGCCATGGAAATGGCTGCCCGACAGCAAGGCGTCGGCGAGGCAAACTACATGCGGGAACTGCCGACGAATGAGGCTTTGGCGGCTATGGGCCTGCTCAGCGGCACGACCAGCGGTTACAACTCCCTCATGCAAACGCAGATGCAGCAAGAGGCTCTTCGTGCTCAAACAGCTTTGGCCCAAGAAGGTCTGCGGCTGCAGGGCTTGGGGTTGGGGCAGCAACTTGCCCAAGGCGCGTATGGCATGGACTTGCAATCTCGGAACCAAGCACTTAACGAACTTAGCTCCCTCATGTCTGGGACGCAGGTCCAGCTTCCGCAGTTTGGGTCGACGGCCTCCGGGGCGCAGGTGGGGCAGGTGCCGATTGGGCAGTACATGCAGGACAACTACAATGCGCAGGTGGGGGCTTATAACTCCCAACAGCAGGGGATAGCGGGTCTGGGAAGTGCCTTCTTAGGCGCGGCGGGGTCTGCCGGAGGCTTTGGCAAGCTGTTCGAAGGAATCTAAAATGCAGAAACTTGACACGCCAATTGAAACTGAGTTCCGGGAACGGAGCATCGCCGCTTGGGAAGGGAAAACCTTCCGGGCAGGGTTGTTTTCCTTCCAGGGAGTCTTCCGGCTGTCTATTTGGCGCAAGGACGGCGGGCTTGCCCCAATTTCCTGGGAAGAGCTGCAGGCCGTAAAGTCTTCCTGCGGGTTCGGGGAGTTTGAAGCTGTGGAAATCTACCCCCGGGATTCGCAGGTGGTGAACACGGCAAATGCCAGGCATCTGTACCTTGTGGAAGAGCCACTGCACTTCGCCATGCGGGTTAAACGGCCGGAAAAACAAGATGGTTATTCGGGAGGGTTAAATGCTTAACACTGGCCACCAATTCATATCCGAGCAGGAGCTTCAGCGTCGCAAAGCTATGGCAGAGATGCTGATGGCACAGGCGGCTCAGCCGCTCCAGGCCCCTCAAACTCGAGGGAATCTGGACGCTCCGATCTCCCCAATGGCGGTGCTCGGCCAGCTCGCGCAAGCCTATGCAGGGGGCTTTGGAAGTCGGAAAGTAGCGGAAGCTGCTGAAGCTCGGGAAACCGGCCTTGCGCAGGAATATGCGCAGGGGATTGAAGCTTACCTCCGACAAGCCCAGGGCGGGCAGGTTGTCGATCTGGAAGGACAGAAAGGGCCGGACGGAAGTTACCCGATGACGGAAGTCCCCGGCGACCGGCGCGCTGCCGTGCTGCAAGCTCTGGCATCGCGAAACCCGCTTCTCCGAGAGTTCGGGCAGAAGGAATGGGAGCGACTTGGGGAAATGAAGGAAGTCGGTGGAGTGCTCTACGACCCCATGACGATGGAGACTCAGCAACTTCGCGGACAAGCCCCTCAACTTGAGTCCATCAACGGTGACTTGTACGAGCGCAACCCAACGACAGGGGCCCTGAAGAAACTCGACAACGCGCCGAAGATGAGCGTTAGTGTCGGCGGCCCGCAAGTTATCATGGGCAAAGGGCAAACGAAACTTGCCGAATCCATGGCTTCGGAAGCCGTCAAGGATGTGCAGGAAGCTAACAAACAGGCAGGGGAAGCAGCCAAAACCCTCGATGCCATTAACCGGTTGCAGGAAGTTCAGAACACCTACTCCGGGCCTCTGGCGCCAGCATCTGTCTGGCTGGGGCAGCTTGCGGATTCCGTTGGTTTGTCCACAGACAAAGAGAGACTCGCCAATTCCGAAACCTTCAACAGCGAAGCCACGCAGATCTGGCTTGGGGTTATGAACTCCGTTGGCGGGGCGAGGGGCTTGACGGAAACTGAATCCAACCGTATCGCAAAGGCACTTCCAAGCCTTGTCCAAACGCAAGAAGGTCGGCAGCAGATTCTGCAGATGATGACGACGGCTGCGGAGCAGGCGCGCCGGACAGCCGAGATCAAGAGCAACGCTCTAATCCGGGCGGGTCAAGCGGAAGACCCGACGGTTTACTTCCAATCCCTGAAGGAAGCCGGCCTGCCTGCCTACACCCCAGCGCCCCCGGCATTGCAGCGTGAGCCGCAAACGGCAACCTCCGGCCCTGTCCGCCGCTACAACCCGCAGACCGGGAGAATCGAATGACACAGCGAATTGAAGTTCCTGGGATGGGGGTTGTTGAATTCCCGGCAGGCATGTCGGATGAGGAGATTGCGCAGGCAATTCAGCGGAACCTGGGAAGTAGTGGCTCCGGTTCCGCCCTTGGCACAGCAAAGGAAATTGGGAAGGTTGCAGGCAGTGCCGTGTATGGTGGTCTGACGGCAATTCCCCGCTTGGTGATGGAGGGCGGAAATTGGCTGGAAAAGACCTTCCCAACACCGGAATGGTCTCAAATCCCCATTCCAGGGTATGAGGCGATGGCCGGGGCTGATGCTCGCGTGCGCGAGGCCCTTCGCCCTGAGTCCCGAATGGGGAGGTCTGCAGCTAATGTCGGGGAAGCCGCCGTCAGCACGCTCGCCGGACCTGGAGCTTTGACGACTCCCCTCCGCTTGGCAGGGATTGGAGCAGCTTCCGGAGTTGGAAGTGAGATCGCTCAAGCCGCAATGGGAGAAGGAGTGCTGCCAAGTGTTCTCGGAGGCCTGACCGGCGGTGTTGCGGGAGGCCTGGCATCCGCAGCTAAAACCAACCGCGGCGCGCTGGCGAGGGAAGCGCTCGAAGGCGTGCGCCCGGACGACTTGGCGGAAGGTTTGGCGCGCATGGAAGCCGCCCGAGGTCAGGGTTTCCACGGCAACATCGCGCAGTTTATGCCCGCGGAAACTAATCTGGACTCCTACATGAACGCTCTTGCCGGCAGCCGGCATGGTACCATAACCCAACAGCAACTCCGTGACCAGCCCCGGCAAATCGCAGATCGCATGCAAAGGGAAGTGGCAGGCCTGCCTGGAGAGCACTTACCGACGAGGCTCGTAGCAAATGAGGCTCAGGAGGCCGCAACGGAAGTCCTGGAGCAAACCCGACGGAGGGCTGGCGAAGCTTGGCGCGCGGCTGCCCCCGACCCTGATGCAACCTTCCCCGAACTGGCCCTTACGCAGCTTGACGCGAGGCTTGCCCGAATCGCAAGGGAACACCCAAACACGCACCGGGCAGAGATGGCGGAGGATGTGCGACAAGTACTTCGCGTAACTGACCCCGAGGCCCCTACAATCCCTGGCCCGGATGGGCAGCCAATCCCAAACTTCTCCTGGAACGACAATGTCCTGAATCTCAAGGATTCCATTTACCAGCAGCTGGACACCTTCGGTAGCCGGAAGCTCAACACCACTTCGGGACAGGCAGTCGACCAGCGAGCCGCGCAGGAAATTCGAGGCCTTTTCAACGAAATGGTTTCCGAATTCGCTCCGGAACTTCGCAAGGCGAATGAAGCTTACGGCGCTGTCATGCAGACGTTCAATACGCAGCGGAAGTCTATAACCGGGGATATTGCAGGCCGGGTTGGTGCGCAAGTCGACGTCAACGCTCCGCAAGGCAAGCTCATGGCAATGTTCGACGCTGGGACTGTGCCTGGGGCCCCCTCGGAAATCCTTACACTGGAACGGGACTTCCGGCGGGCCGGGCAGCAAGAAGCCTTTCTTAACGCGGCAAAGACTTGGATTGCAGACAGAGCTTCCCGAGCCGTTACCCGGCCCACCCCCAGCTCCCGAGCGCCCGACGACGTGGCGATTAACCTGCTCCGCACTTTCGGTGACCCCCGGTCGCTGCAAGGCAGTGCCGGGCAGAAAGCCGCGCAAGGCTTCGACGACGTGCTCGCCGGAATGGCGCGGGCACAAGGACTTGAAGCCGCTGAAACTGCTAATTTTGTGAAGGGCTTCAAAAACTTCATGACAATCGTTGCCGACCTCTCCAACCGCCCCGCCCGTGCTGGCGGAGTCTCCCGCTCGGCCATTGAGGAAAAGGCTCAATCCGGCTTGACTAGAAACATAGGGCAAGTTAGTATAATCACACCGTTGAGGCAGCCCGCGCTAGCCTGGGCGCGGCATTTGGAGCAGGACGCTCTGTCAACCATCGACAGGCTGATGACGAGCCCTGAAGGTGTGCGGACGCTGGTTGAACTTGGGAAGACCAGGCCTTTCAGCCAGAAAGCTCTCACAACCTTCGGCACCTTCCTCGGCACGACCGCCGCAACTGTGGAATCTGACAATTAAGGGGACACTCATGCCACTTGACGCCAATGGAGTCTATACCCCCCCTGCCCCAGAGTTTCCGGCAGTTCCCGGGACTATCATCCGGGCGGCGGAGTTTAACTTCATAATCCTGGACTTGGCCGGGGCTCTGTCCTTGGCCTACTTCCGCAATGGTTTAACCCCAATGCGAGCCGATGTAGACATGGATGGGCATGACCTGAAAAATGTCCACGACATTACAGGGGTTCGGGAGATTGTCGGGGATAACGTAACTCTGCGGACACTCACGCTTGCGCTGCGCGGAGCGGTTTCTGTAGCAAACTCCATAACAGTGCCGACTAGGGAGCTTGGGGATAACTCTTCCCATGCCGCCTCCACAGCTTTTGTCCAGGCGGCAGCTTTCCAGTCCTCTCTTCCTGCTCAAGGGCCGGAAACTGAAGGATTTACTATCGTAAGTGACGGGGACGAAGCTTCCTGGCAGGACCCCGCACCAGACTACTGGGCCGCCGTTTTGGCGCTCTGATAAGGAGATTTGAAAATGGCATTGACTCATAAACCTGTTTTCGCACAAACCCCGAAGACGGCTGTGGCTGTGTGTGCGACGGCGGTAACAGGCTTGACGGGACTTTCCCCCACGAATACAGTGCAGCTCATGACTGCTGGAGCTGAAGGGGCGATTGTGACAAGGCTCCGGGCAATTCCTCGGGCCACAGTGACGGCAACTGCTTTGTACCTTTTCCTTTCGAAGGATGGTACAGACAAGTATTTGATTTTGACGAAACTTCTGCCGGCCGTCACGGTGGATTCTACTTCTGACAACCCTTCGGTTGATTTTGACTTCTCCGAAACTGAGCCCTTGCGGCTTGAAGCGGGCGACCAGCTTTTCGTCGGCATTGGAGTGTCAGTGGGCGGCGGGATAGCCTTCTCCACGCAGTTCTCGGATTTTTGAGGGAAAGCTGATGACTTATGCGTATGGGACGAAAGGCGCTCCCGCTGTGGGCGGGGGATTACCAGGGT